GTTCCAGTCACCCACAACAAAGGATAACGGTCCTGGGTTACAATCAAGGATGTGTGAATTGGTTGGTTGCATATCAGCGACGGACTACAGAATCAAGGATCTCACCCTTCTCAAAAACAATATCTACGACCTTTTGTAGACCCTTGGCGGTCTGAATACCGACGTTAGAGTAACAGGGAACCACACAGAATCCATAGGTCTTCTGTGCTCCACCCTTACGCAATACGCGACCGATTGTTTGTGTCATCTCGATCACATCCATGTTACGCATGAAGATCACACATTCCAACTGACTAACATTGATGCCCTCAGATAGGATGGAACGATGTAAAACAACGAACTTCTTAGTTGAATCTTTACCCCATGCATTTAGGGTCTCAAAGAATACCTCACGGGATACTTTCTTACCATCAATCACAGCACCAGTCTTGGCAGTGATATACAAATAGGAGTAACCTCTTTCACTCAGTTGATATGCGAAATCAGTCTGAAAGATGGAGGTTAGTTGCTTAGTAGTCTTTGCACATACGAGGATCTTGCTGATGTTCATCTCGTCAATCGTGGCGATGATGTTGTCACTCTCGATATGGGGATTGATCGACTTGCGATCAACCTTGTCCATCTCGATAACCTTCACTTTAGGGGGAAGAATGAACCCACCATCAACAAGTTCAGGTGCAGATACACGGGCGATGATGTCACCATAGACCTGACGATCATTCATCCCTGGTTTGTTGATAGTGACCGAAGTCTTGCGAGTTGCAGTGAAGAAATAGCAACGATCTGCGTGATGAGAAAAATACTCTGTAGATGGGAAGAAGTTACGTTGAACCGAATTATGTGCCTCGTCAAAATAAATCGTATCTACTGCAATACCAGACTCCTGTATGCGATGCAAGGAGTGATATGTGGTGAAGATGATAACATGTTCACGAACTGTTTGACACATATCCACAAACATCTTGATCCGTTCGGATTTAGTTGTCTTGAAATGTCTGGTCTCTCCACTATGAACATGGAGGACATTTGCATTTGTGATATGCTCAAGATACTCAGAACAGAGTTGCTCTGCAAGGAGAATACGAGGGGCAACCACAACAATAGTGCGGGGAACTTTAATCGAGAATCTACGCTGGGCGTCAAGGATTCCGATCAGAGTCTTACCACCACCCGTGGGGACTATCACCTGTCCGATTGCATTTTGTAAAAGTGCATCGAGTCCACGTTGTTGATGAGGACGGAGGGTGATTGTCATATGATCAGTGTGTATAATAATGGGGCAATTCAGGGGTGAGTAACAATAATCATATCATATCTGAGGGTGGTTGTAAAAGTCTTTCAAGTGCTTCTTTCTGTTTTAATCTGAGTTCTTCATCATGACCGTGAGAGAAAACATTGATAATAGAGATGAAGAATACACCAATAATGATGTAGTAAAAGTATCGATATATCATAATTTCAGTTGAACTTACCGTCAGTGAAGTTAGCGTATGCGAACTCTTCACGATTTACAAGTTTGAAGAAACCATACATGTTGTGAAATACGTAACCCTCACCATCAGTTTCTACCTCATCAAAGATGAAACTACGAGGTGCATCATTGACAATCATAGACTCCATGATGTCTTCTTTGATCTCAATAATCATCATGTAAAGGTTGGTGAGATAAACACAACCAAGGATGTCAAATAAGTTGGAATCATTCAACTCACGACCCTCTTTGATCAGAGTGTTGATACGTTGTTTCGCAATAGTTGCCTCCTTAGTTGTCATGAACTGAACCTTGGAGGTATCAACTTCAGGTGCAGTTTGATTAGAAGGAACACGATCAATCGAAGGTTGCACCCACTTGATGATAGCGGTATCAACAAAGATCTCAGTCAGTGGTTTACAAACTGCGTTGGAAAGAAGACCATCCTGAGTGATATAAACTTGAGTGTGAGGTGCGATCACCATCTTCTGTGAAATCTCCTCAGGGAAAACATATGTGATGGTGTTAGATTTCAGGGTATTAGTACGACCGAAACCCAACCAATCACCCCAATAGATGTTCTCTGTTCGAGGAAGATACTTGAGACAATATGACAGGATCTCAACAACCTCTAGTTGATGACCAAAGTGAGTGAATATGTCGTCAATGGTATAACAAAGACGAATCTTTTTCTTGTTGAATGCTGCTTTGGTACAAACAAAGAACTCACCATTGTCAGGATTAGTACCCCAAACTAATGACATACCATCCATCTTCATAGTAATATCTGCGGATGCGTAAAGTGCATCAATCACAGACATATCACCCGTGAGGATGAGGTCTTCAGGATGTTCGAGATGAGTGGATGTCATAATGGTTGTGTCTTACATCTATGGGGCAGTTTGGAGGTGAGTAACTTTAATTAAAAGACATTTGTCCACCTTTTGTGTTGTTCTTGAGTGATTCTATATTCTGATAACATACCGTCACAAACATTGCAGAAAACTTGAAACTTCTGTTCTCTACTAAGTTTATGATTAGATGCAGTTTCTTTGATTACCTTGAGAAGATCAGTTTTTGTCATCTTGAATCATCCGAGTGAGAGTTTCGTGAATAAGTCGAAGACTAGATTGTGAATAACCGATTGAATATGGTGCAGTTTTCTCTACATTACGAGGATCATAATTGTCCACTGTGTAATCAACACCAGACATAACTCTCAGTGTGTCTTCAATACCTTCGAGAAGGATTTCCAGTTCATATTTGTGAAGTGTGATCATGATTGTTCCTCTTCAAGTTTAACACATTTGTCCATAATTTCACGAAGTTCTTCTAATTGTTTGTAAAAGTCCTCCATGTCATAGATTTCACCGGGTGAATCCTGAATTTCTTCCCACATAATCAAAGTGCCTCGATGATTTGTCTACGAATTTGATGTGCTGTGTGTTGATCGTTGAATGTTGCAATCTTGGTGAAGTCATCTCTCCAATAGAGTGCCCATTTGTGTGTACCTATAACACCTTTCACGATGATAGGATTGTCGATTCCGAGTGGATAAGGTTTCATGGTGATTGTGTCTTACACCTATGAGGCACTTTAGAGGTGAGTAACTTTAATTTAATCTAATTCATTGAAGTTGATATACTCCTCCTGTGTGAGAAGTTCACTACCGTTCCAGATATAATCCTCGCGACCTAAACAATCATCACCATAATCCTCAGGGATACCATCAACAATCGTTGCCCATCTTCGTGGAATAATTGATACCATTACATGATCATCTAAAGTGAGATTATTGTTACATTCCTGATCAACATATTCACCTAATGTTCCACCCATCTGTTCAAACCAGTAAGTATCAACATCCTCACATCTTTCACCTTCATAGAAACATTCGTCCTCATATTCAAATTCAAATGCTTCAATCGTGTAGAATTGTGCTTTTCCGAGTTCAAGTGTTTGTGTCATGAATGTGGTGCCTCACGAATGATAATGAATGCCATTAGTAAAAAGAAACAGAGTTGAATTGTCAGTGGATGAATTCCCATACCCATAGAGCAGTTTGGAGGTGAATAACAGTTACACCATCTGAAGTGCAGGTGCCGGTTGAATGAAATACTTGAAACCTTTCATTCCACAAGAATAGTTTGGAGGTAACATACTGTAATCCTCCAGTATCTGCCAGGTGCCATCATCGTTCTCTCTAATGACAACGAATCCAAAACAACCGGAGATAGGCATCAGGTCCAGACCCCATCTTTCGGCGGTAAATGCACATGAGTGCCATGATCCTTCGTTATACCATTCACTTGATCCAGGAATATTACCGAAGGAGATACAAAGATATTTCATAGGTGTGAGTGAGTTACACCTATGAAGCATTTTGGAGGTGAGTAACTTTAATTACTTCATTCTCTGATTAACTCTACCTAGAATCTTAGTTCTGCCTTTTGCATCAGGGTTCTGACCCGTTTCTTTCTTATATCGGTCGGTCTCTTGTTTTTTGAATATACCTTTGAGCATCTTCTCACCTTCACCCCTAATCTTGTCTCTTTCTGCTCTAGTTTTACCACTTGCTTTTGCAGGTTTATAGTCGGGTGAGACTGGTTTTTTTGGTTTCTTTGTTGATAACAACTTAGATGCAGTCTTCTCCTTATCTCTACTTGTACCTGCAGAAGATCCACCAGATTCTCTTGCTTTTCTCTCTCTATATGCTTTTCTCTGTGCTTCCTTTGCACTCAGTGCTGCTGATCCTCTTTCCTTTTGTGGTTGTTGTTCTCTTGTCTCTCTTTTCTTCTGTGTACCAATATCTTTACGATCTTTATATGTCACAGGAGCAGTCTTACCACCACCGATTGCCTTGACTCTACGTGTCTCTGCCTCAGACTTCTTTCTGTTACGATATACTCTACCACCTTCACCTGATTGTCTTACAGATGCACGACCTGCTAATTCATCAGGCATCGATGCTTCTGTGATAAACTGCTTAAAAGTTTTCATCAGACCGTCTCCGTTGATGCACCCTCAAATCCACCATTTTTACCATCAGGATTTGCCATAGCAGCATTTGCCTTGGTAAGATTATCGAATGATTGGGCTTTGGATCTATCATCGGACCAACGTCCACCACCAACGAAATAAATTGTTCGTTGACCAACAGAAGATTGTTTTTTGATGAGTTGTGCCATCTATTTCAGGTTCTTGTTGTATTATTTATCCCATACGTGTATGCGCACTAATCATGACTAATTTTTGACTAAAAAGAAGGGTGGTGGGACCAGTTTGTCGGAACCTCTTACCAATTCGTAACGACCACCCAATGTCAATCAACCCTCCTCTTCTACTGGTTTGCCTGCGTTTGAAGGACCAATCCAAACACGACCATCATCATAGAATGATTTAACACGAGCCCGACGAAGTTCAAGGAGAAGATCATACTTTTCTTGCTGTGAACCGGTGAAACTAAAGTTTTGGTCCTTGTATGTCTTCTTCATCTCCGTAAGTTCACGAAGTACAGCTGAATTGTTGACCATGATGTTAGTTGATTACAATGATGAAGCAGTTTGGAGGTGAGTAACTTTAATTACCACCGATCAGGGGTGGAGAGATCCTCAACATATGCGGTGACACTTTCGGCACCCTGAACATCAAGAAGTTTTTCCCAGTCAATGTTATGTGGTTGGAAGTCATTTAGAACATCCAATTCAAGAGTGATACGATACTTGGTCTTTTGCGCGTATTGGAAAGAAGGCATCGGTCTTTACCCCTGATTGATTACCTTGTAACTATAAGGTATATAGCAGGTCATGTCAAGATTTGGTGTTCACTTCTTCAACTGTCACACTAGGGGTATTGAAAAACAATGTTTTAACATTTCCAGCAATGATGAAAAAATTAGTAATAATTAGTTGTATCATGATAAGTGTACGAATTACAGCAATTCTATCCGCATCCTTCTTATCTCTACCCTCTTTTCTCCCTAGTGCATAACACCATATTCTCCACATCAGTCAATGTAACCGTTTTTCTCCAACCATTCTTTAGTCATCGGTGTTGGTGAATAAATCTCCCACATTGCACCGGTATTACATGCTTCAAGGGCTTTCAATGTCATTCCTTCAGTTTTACCAGCCCATGATGCTTCTTTCTCCCAGGGCCATGCTGATTCTGGATAGGTTCTT